ACATCCACATCCACGTCCACGGGCACCAGCGCGATCACGCCCTCGTCAAGCACCGAGAGGAACATGTCATACCGCAGCGCCCGCCCGGTCTGGTCTTTGTTGGCAGAGAGGTTCAGGCAAGAATTAAGGCCCGAATCAACGGTTTCGCTGTAGCGTCCGTTTTCATCGAGCCTTACGTGATTGATGGTAATGGCAGCCGCATCCATCGCAATGCGGCTGAGGATGGCGGTCAGGATGGTGCGGTCATTCCCGCGGTTCAACCGTACCCGGTCGGGCCGGTAGCTGTACCCGCCATAATAGCTTTTCCCGGGAGGGTCCCGGTTCAAAAATGCATTCCAGGCGTGTCGCAGTCTGGAGCCAAAGGTCTGTGATGCCATTTTGAATTTCCTCCAGACTTATGCTTCGTCTTTCTTGTCGTCCTTCTTTTGCTGTTGCTGGCCTCCAGCACTACCATTTACAACCGCATTT